ATTAAATTTGCCTTTAGTAACTTATGAATACCAAGATCGTATTTTTAAAGAAGTGGGTGAATTGCCAAATGCTTATGCACAAATGTTGGCTCCCAACGTAAAACAGGAGACGGAAAGATACCGTAAAAATCATCTAAGGGATCAAGCTAAAGATCCTATACGTAAGTATAAAAGAAAAACACAGCCGTCGGGGTGCGACGCTAAACCAGCCACTGAAGAAAACAGTAAAAATTGTAGAGTAAGGGTGAAGTTCACACCTTCCCAATTATATTTGTCACCTCGCAAGAGATGGACCTTAAAATGGGAATATGATATAGGAAATAAAAGAACTACTCATAGGAGTATAAACATAAAATTCAAAATGGACGCAGACAAAGAAGAATTTGCCATCGGGGCATTAAGTCATGAAAAACAATCAACTCTGGAAATGCAATCATCAGCACCACCGACCATTAAGGTTAGTGCTGTAGAAGATGCATTGGAAGGAGAGATAAAGTCGGAAAAACGTCAAGGAATTATCTTTGACGAGCAAACTCAAATGACTAGTATCAGTAATACTGGGGCTAGTTATAGTGGAACAATGGAAGAAAACGATTGGAACATGAAGAATTTCTTCATGGTACCTGTGCGTGTGGCCTCTGGATCATGGGCAACAACTGATGCGGTGATGAAAGAACTCAAATTCTTTTATTTGGGAGATATGCATCAATATTTCTCAAGATGGAAAAATGTCATCAATCAGTACACGTACTACAGGTATAGGGTTCGTTTTAGGCTAGAAGTAAATGGAACGCCATTTCACGCAGGAAACCTAACATTAGCTTGGAGACCTAGTGAATTGACAATCACGGATAGATCGACTGTTAAGGCTATACAACACGTAACTCTGAATGCCTCTTACAATACAGTGGGAGAGCTAGAAACTTACTGGTTTCAACCGGTTGAGTTTTTGTCAACAGAAAGTCTTGTCACTATGGGAAGATGTGGAGTTTATGTGTTTAATACCTTAACAGCAGGCACTGGAGCGAGTACTTCTATTGGTTGGACATTATATGCCCAACTTTTAGATGTAAAGTTATCATTGCCTAGGCCGCTAACTGGATCAGCGCAAGGATTGGTTAATTTCCAAACCATTACTGTTAACAATAGTGGTTCAGGAAATACACCAGTGAATACAACAGGAGACACGTTCGACACTAAAATGTCAGGGCTTGATTTGGCTTCTAATGTAAGAGATCCAGAAAAGATGTTTAGATGGGGCTTAAGCAACCCTTTCATGGCATCTGGAAATCCTCCGGTAGATCGAATGTCAGCGTATCCGTCAGGATTAACAATGGCAACGGAGAACACGTTTAACGTGGGTTTCGATGAAATGGACATTGATTGGATAAAACGTTTGCCAGGGTATTTGCGCACTGTGTCATTATCAACGACTCAGGCTTTTGGTAAGGTTATAGCATCGGGGCCTTGTGCTCCGATGACTAAATTAACTGGACCCAATACAACAGCAGCGTATACGCCTTTGCATTGGTTAGCGTCTCACTATGTAAATTGGAGAGGCGATCTAGAAATGTGTGTGGAAGTGGTATCATCTCAATATCACACTGGCAAGTTATTCTTTGGTATTAACTATAGTATAACTTCAGTAGCAGACTTTTCAACATCTGGAGTCGATCCAACGACTTACTATGGAAAAGTAATAGAGATAAACAACAAGGAAAATTGTTTCACTGTCACTATCCCTTATCAACATTGGGCTAGTTGGCTTGATACCATGCCAAATGCAGGATATTTTAATGGTAGTAATACTGTTACAAATACTAATTGTATGGTTCCCCATACAAGAGGAAGCGGTGGAAATTATTACACTCTCGGTGGTCGGCTTATTGTTG